CCGCAGCAGGTACGTCCGCATGATCTGGTCGATCTCGCCCACGCTCGGCGGACTCGAGAACCGGACGTCTTGCCCAGGCCCCAGCTGGGCCATCGCGCCAGGCTCAATGCGATCGGTGATGTTCGCCTTCTGGTTGCCGGCCCCGTCGATGTCCACGATCACGCCCATCATGCAGGCGCTCACCTTTTGCTTCAGCAGCTGCGCGTCCATGTAGTCGTCCAGGTCGCGCAGCGTGATCACCACCGGCGCCAGGCACGTCACGCCACGGGTCTGCTGCGGCCGATCAGCCGAGAACAGGTGGATGATCTCGTCGGCCGGCACGCGGTTCGCCTGAGGCGAGATCACGCGGATCGTCGCTTCACCCGGGTGGTGGTTGTAGAGCCAGTAGTTGATCCGGATGCCGTCCGCGTCGTACTCGATCCCACGGTGCGTCCACCCGCCGTCCGGTGTGCCGGCGTTGTTCAGCCCGTCCTGGGTTTCGGCGATCCAGTCCGGCTCCAGCACCTGCAGCTGCAGCGGGATGCGCAGCCCCAGCCGGCGCATCTTCGCCGCGCTCGGGATCCGCATCCGCACCAGCACTTCACCCGACTCCTTCCAGCACCGGACGGCCTTGGCCATCAGCCCGTCAAAGCTCGCCAGCCCCTCGAAGTCACACTGCCGTGGGTCCATTGCCCAGGCCCTGAATTCATCCGTCGCACGCTGCCCCCTGGCGCCACCGTTCCGCCGGCCGGCCTTCGCCTTGAAGCTCCACCCATCGCCAATCAGCGCCGCTTCCCACAGCTTGATGATCCGCTGCGCATACGGGTTGTTGCGCACCAGGTCGCGGGCCCGGTCGCGCTTCGTCGTGAACCCACGGCCGTTCGCCGCATCCGCGCTCGTGTTCTGCGTCAGCCAGTTGTCCACTCGCCGGCCGCGGCCGTCGGCGTCATACCGCCGCAGCTGGTCGAGCTGCAGCCTGGCCGCCTGCCGGCGCACCGCTGCCCGGGGGGCAACAACCGAGATCAGCTGGTCGAGGACGTTCATTCGTAGTCCCTGGCGGTGCTCACATAGCTCAGCGACATCGCACCCGCCGCCGGGGTCAGCCTCGAGGCGATCAGCTGCCGCGCACGCAGCAGGTCACCCATCGACTGGTACTTGACCAACTTGTCGTCATAGCGGACCTCGAGGTAGCCCCCGGCGATCGCTTCCTCGATGGCCGTCAGATGGGCCTGCGTGAACGTGCTCATCGGCGCCACATCTCCCCCGCCATGCTACTCAGTCCCAGAACGAGGATCTCGCCGGCGCTTGACTCGGCGCCTCAGCCGCCGGCTGCACTGGCGCTGCCGTTGGCTCATGCTCCACCGCGCCGCTCGTTGCCCCTTCCTCTGCCCACCGCTCATCGCTCCAGCGGTCTGCACCAACCAGCGCTGCAGCCGCCCTGGCATAGACCCTGCAGTCGAGGGCCTCGTTGCGCGGCCGCGTCTTGATCCACTCGAACTTCGTGTACCCCCGCCGGTCGATCGTGTTGGTCAGCCGCTCGGCGCACAGCTGCCGGAAATACTCCTCGCCGTGCATCGGGAAGTGGCACCAGCCGTGCGGCAACAGCTCCCCGTCATCCTCCGGCAGCCGGCGCCGCAGCCACCCATAGAGCTCGCTCTTGGCCGTGCTGGTCCCGACCGGCCAGATCTTCACCCCGCCTCGCAGCGCCTTGCCATTCCGCAGCACCTCCACCCGGCTCGGCGTGCCGATCACACTCACCTGGGTCTCGACGCCCTTGATGGCGATCACCTGGTTGCCCGGCTGCTTCCGCACCCACCGCTTCACCTCCTCGGTCCTGAAGCCTGAGTCGATCGCCGTCATCCGGATCGGCAGCCGCTGCCCATCACCCCGCCCAAACTCCGACCGGATGAACTTCGACAGCTCCCGCCACACCGCTGGCTCGGCCGTGTCCCCAGCCAGCACCTGGTAGTCCAAGCTCCAGCTCTCCATCCCCGGCGCCCAGCCCACCACCTCCAGCTCGATGCGGTCCTTTTGCACGTCCACGCCGCAGGTGATGAACACCACCTGCTCCGGCACCGTGCCCAGCTCATAGGCCTCGCGGCGGTTGTACAGCGCCTCCCAGTCCGGCGCCTCGCCGTCGTCGTTCCAGCACTCCGCCAGCACCGTGTTGGTCCAGGGCTTGAGGTCGGCCGGGTTGTCCTTCGCCTTCTCATACCCCACCGCTGCCTCGGTCCAGCTGAACCACCCCAGCGGGCTGTAAAGCCCCGACAGGTGGTAGCCCTGCACCAGCCGCTCTGGGTGCTCAGCTTCCCACCAGTCGTCGCTCCACACGTCCGGGTCATACCACCAGGCCTTCGTGTCTTCCTCGATGCCCTCGCCGCACTCCTCGCAGATCAGCACCGGCGGCTGCCGCAGCGTGTTCGGCAGGCCCGGGTCCTTCGGGTCGTACCGCATCCGGTCCCAGCTCATCACCTGCCGATGCCCACAATGCGGGCAGGGGAGCTTCAGCACCTGCTTGTTGCTGTCCTCCCACTTGTTCCAGATCGCACTCCGCCCCGCGATCGTTGGCGTCGACGTCCAGCACTTCTTCGCCCTGGTGCCGAACGTCCGCGTCCTGGCCTCCACGATCGCCAGCGGGCTGCCTTCCTCGTCCACGTCCGCCGGCCACCGGTCGATCTCATCACCAGCCAGGAAGCGGATCGGCATCGACGCCAGGCCCGACGCTGCATTCGCGCCGCCCAGGATCAGGAAGCCCCCGGCGAACTCCTTCATCAGCATCGTGTTGCCGCCGTCCCGCTCCCGCGGCGCCTTCACCTTCTCCTGAAGGCTGGGGCTGGCCTCGATCATCGGCGCGATCCGCATCTTCGAGTACCGCTTCGCCAGGTCGATCGTTGGCTGCACGAACAGCGTCGGCGCTGGCTGGATGTCCATTGCGTAGCCCATCCAGTTGTTCAGGCTCTCGCTCTTGCCCAGCTGGGCGCCGAACACCATCACCACCTCCCGCACCTTGCTCGTCGCCGAAAGGTCATTCATGGCCTTGCGGAGGTAAGGGGTTCGCGCCGTTCTCCACGGCCCGTGCTCACTCGAGGCCTTCGGGCTCAAGATCCGCCGCTCATCCGCCCACTCGCTCACCGTCAGCAGCGGGTCAGGCAGCAGCCCCCGCCAGAACGACTCGAAGCACAGCTCAGCGGAGGCGGGCATTGCTCAGCGTCTCCAACGCTTTGGTCTGGTGCCGCTCGATGATCATCAGCACATCCTGCCGCTGCTCGGGCGTCAGCCCACCCGCTGCCTTCGCAATCTCGCCCACCATCAGTGGGCCCAGCCGCAGCACAGCGTCCTTCACCTCCTTCGCCACCTCGAACAGCTGCCGCTCCACATCCGCCTTTCGCACCAGGCTGCCATCACGCTCCTGGTAGTCCAGCTTCAGCAGCATCGCCCGGTAGCCCTCGGCCGCCGCCTTCGCCTGGCTGTAGGTGGCCTGGCCCCGGCCGGCACCCGGCACCATCGGCTCGGCCTCGCCTACATCCTCGCCGCGCGCGCGCGCCTTGCCCGTGTTGATCTGCCCTGCAGATCGCACCTTCTGCGGTGCCGTGTTCCGGTCCCACTCCAGGTCCGCAATGTCCGGGTCGATCTGCCACCGGTTGCCACGCTTGCTCAGGCTCTTCACCAGCCGGCCCGACTCGATCGCTTTCCGCACCGCGCGGTCGCTCACCCCACGGCGTTTCGCATAGGCCGCAGGCGTAATCCCCATCAGGCGCGGGCGAACTTCACCCGGTACCCTCGCGCCAGCAGCCCATCAACCACTGCCACCGGCGCCTCACCGCACAGCTCCACCTCACCAGCCCGCGGCTGCAACTCGCACACCAGCTCCACCAGCTGCGACGGCAGCATCATCGTGTGCCCTCGCCCCTCCAGCATCTCGTCCACCGTCGTCTCGGGCCCCATGTCCCCCAGCCGCACACGCAGCGGCCCTCGCCCCACTGACAGCCGAACACCACACCAGCAACCTCAATCATCAAAGCCCGGCAGGAATTGACGCCTCCACGGAAACAGTAGGACCGCAGGGCCACAGGCCTTCATCACGCTCGGCCACCGGCCACGGCTGCTCGTGTCCACCCACACCCAGGCTTCCACATCGCCCCACGACGACGCCTTCTCCTGCAGCGCTTCCGTCGGCGTCGCATCCACCAGCAGCATGCCTGGCCCCGCCAGCTCCAGCAGGCTCAACCCCAACCTCGTCGACAGCGCAGCTGCCAGCGGCTCACCATCGGCACTCGCCGCATGAACACCAGGCCGGTCACGCCATCGGCACTGCGCAGCAATCAGATCCACAGCGGCATCGAAGCCCGCCCACGTCAGCTCCAGTCGCGGGGTGCGGTTATTCATCCCCTCCCTGGCACCCAGGCCTTGTTGAATCCTGGCGCCACCTTACGCACCTGGGCCGGCATTCCGGCGCGGTTCAGCAGCCGCACCACTTCCTCGGATTCCATCCCCAGCCGCTTCTGGATCGTCCGCTGCGGCACACCCTCATCCGTCATCCGCCGCACGATCTCCGCCATCCGCACCACCGCATGCGTGCCCCGCGCCCGGTTGTGGCGGATCGTGCTCATCATCCGGTGCACCGGATCCAATCCCACCACCACCACCGGCACCTGGCCGCCAGTCAGCTTCAGCACTCGAGGATCAGCGCTCACCGTCCACCGGTGGAAACCATCCACGATCTGGTGCAGCCCATCGCCATCCGCCGGCAGCACCACGATCGGCTGGGTCCAGCCATCCTCCACGATGCTCACGATCAGCAGCTCCAGCTCGGGCGCCGCCACCTTGTTCGGGTTGTACGCATTACTACGCAGCCGCTCGCGCGGTAGCCACTGCACCCTCGACACCGGCTGCTCTGCCACGCTCACCGCTTCCCCTCCAGCGCCTTCACCTGCTCGAACGTCAGGCCCTTGCGCGCCGCCGCCGTGATCGCCCGCTGCGTCAGCTGGCCCTTCTTCCGGTTCTTCAGGTCGCCACGGCTCACGATCTGGCAGATGTACCGCCAGCTCAGGCCCGACATCACGTCGTCCTCCGTCTCGTGGATCGGCCGCCGCGTCTTCTTCCGGTGCATCTTGATCACGCCCGCAATCCCACGCGCGATCTGTGCTCGTTCCTTCTCCGGGTAGAGCTCCAGCAGGCTCCACGCCCACTGCTGCCACGTCATCCCTGGCGGTGGCTCCTTCAGCCCCGCACCGTACAAATCCGTCCTGGCATACCGCCCCGCAGTGCCCACACCCTCGACCCGCCGCAGCATCCGGTCCCACAGCTCCGGCCATCCCTGCGCATACTTCCACAGCCCGCCCAGCGGCTCCTCGCCGAACGGTGGCGTCACCCGCTGCAGGCTCACGCTCGTGCCCATCAGCGCCTGCACGTCATACGCCCGGTTGTAGTCCCACCCCTGCTTGGCTGCCGCCACCCACACGTCCTCGGCCCGCCAGTCGTAGATCGGCTTGCAGTTGAACCAGTACCCCATCCGTGGCTCGGCGATGTAGTTGTCCCGCTCCCGCCGGA